TTGAAAATCAAAGCAAGAATGCTGTTACAAGTTGCTGTGCTTTTGGGCATGGTAAAACCTCAGTTAATTTGTTCAGCGCCAGCAAGTTCACCGTTTTCGTCACGGATAAACTGCACTCGCTTTGGTTTGTTTGAACGCTCAACATCTTCCTGACGTTCAGTTGTTTTTTGGGCTTCCGCCTTTTCCGCCGCAGCCTTGGCGTCCTGCTCCTGCTTAATCTTAAGCAAAATATTTGCCTCTGCCGTTTCACGGGTTACGCCAAGTTTTGCCCATTCAATCCGGTTTCGTTCGTCAATCTCATACTGTTTAAGCGCCCGGTCTTTGTCTTTATCCTGCGCCTCAATTGCAACGACCGCCGTTCGCTCCTCGACAGCCGCCTGCGATTGCGCGATTTCCTTCTGGGTATTGGCCTGCATTTCAAGCTGTTTCAGTTCCTTTTGGAGGCCCAGTTCCATCTGCTTAATTTGCATTTCGGCCTGCGTCGTGGCCTGAATCTTCATCATTTCAGGGTCAGGCTTGTTCTTCATGCCCTCAATCATGCCCTGAATTTGCTCAGGCGTAGGCTTGCTGAAAAACAGACGCGGCGTTTTCAAACCAGCCGCCTCGGCAACCTTGAACAAGGCGTTCCCGATGTTCTCAGGCGTCACAAACGGGTTTGACTGCCCCATGGCAGCAAGGACTTCCTTTTGCAGGCCCATGACTTGCATCATAACAGTCATATCGCGTTCGCGCGTACCAGCACCCAAGCCAGTGTTGACGGTGCAGTCCATGTCGGCGTTCCACTGGCGCGGGTCAAACGTCACCCACTCGTTGCGGAGGCGAACAACGCGGGGCTTGTCCTGGTGGCGAATGATAAGACGCAACAGGCCCTTGAATGCCCGTTTGAAGCCCACGGCCAACGTCCGGGCCATGAGGTCGGCTTGGCCTACTTGCTGCTGCTCCAGCATTGCAGAGGCTTTTGCCGTCACGTTCTGAAGTGCGTCAGGGGGAAGCCCGCCGCTTGCATCGCTGATGCCCGTACGTTCACGTCCTTCCCTGTCCATGTATTCAAGCATTCCGAACGACTCGGAGGCAACAAAAGGAACAGGGATAGGCTGCATGGCCTCGTTGGCTTTGAAGCCGTCATTAAGCCAGATTGTCTGGCCGAATTGCGGGTTTGATACAGCATCCGCGTTGACGACCGCACCCTGCTGCATGGCAATCTGCATATTGTTTTGCCAGTAGAGGTTATCCAGCGTACCACGCAAAAGAACGGTTTTGACGCGCTGCAAATCCATCACATCGTCAGCAACCGAAACACCTTCCCATTGGTGGGGCTGCGCTTTGACCTTGATGATGCTGATAGGGATTTCGTCAACCTCCTCATTCATGAGAAGGCCCTGCTCTGTAATCTTGCCGCCAAAGCACATACGGCGCAATTCCGCTATGCCGTCATCGTCCATGTCTAGTTTGACATACACGTCATAGTAATCAATCTCTTGAAGCTCTGGAGCAAGTTCATTCTTGCCGCCTTCAATCAACTTCCGGCGATTGAGTTCCTCGGCTTCCTCTTGCTGCCCATCAGCGCCCGTTACAGGCAAGGCGCGGACAACCTCCTTGTCATACCCCATGGCGACAAGTTCAGTCCGGCGAAGGCGCATCTTGCGGCCAATGCAGGGTGCCGTGTCCTCATCAAGCGCATCAGGGTGGATAAGAAACTCCTCCAGCGGCATAGCCTGAAGCATGGGCTTGCGCTCGGTAATGTTGCGGCGCAATTTCAGGTCATGGACAACCGTGGGAACAGGCCCCTCTGGCCCGTCAACAGTTTCCTCGCGCTCCGTATGCTCTAGAACCTCAACGCCTTCCTCAGATGCCAGGGTGGCAAAAGCCGTCTCATCCAACCCTGTATGGCGAGAGACAGAAATGCGCTTCTTTTCGTCATACCACCACGTCAGGACGCCATTGCGGGTTTTGAGCGCGTCATGGATTGAGTCGGTAACCGCATCTTCTCCATTACACTCAGGGAAAACAACCTCGTTGATGTAGTCCGTGGCCTGTTCGGCCTTGTCCTCATCGCCTTCCTGTGAAGGCTGGAACTCAACAATCTGGTCACTGCCCAGAAACAGGCGGGTAAGAGCGGGCAGAACCTTCTGGACCGTTGAACGCACGTCACGGCTGACAACAGACGAACGCCCCTTGTCAGACGGCGTGTCATTCATCACGCCTTCATAGTATTCCGTCGCCTTGATACGATCTGCCGAGAGAGTGTCGCGATAGTTTTCGCACTCTTTCACAAGGTCGCTCACCAGCGGTATGTAATCGCGGTCTGCCATCAAATAACCTTCCGGGGGACGTGCTTAATCGTTGGCGTTTTCATCGGGGCTTCGTACGCCACACACATCAGGCCGAAAGCATCAGCCGCATGTGACGACCAGTCATGGTCAGGCCCTAACCCTACGCCTCGCGCATCGTCTTTCTTTTCGTGGTACCAGCCCAAAGCATCCAGGCCGCTTTGCGTTGTCTTTTCATTGAACCACATGGATGGGAACAGCCGACGCGCTGCCTCAACGCGCTTGAGATCCGCGCCACGCCCCTGGTTTGCAATCGTTCTGGCCTTGAAGCCCGCAGCCCTGATATGGTCCTCGAAGCGAATTGCCGTCACTTGGTCGCGCTTCTCGCCGTCATGCGGGAGATAACACTCTGCGCTTTCATATCCGTTTGAGCGCAGCCACGCCAAATGGGCAGACAAAGGCTGGTTTTCGGCCTCGTAGTAGTTGACAATGCGGATTTCCCGGCCAACCCATTGTGCAACCCACATTGAGGTCGCATCGCTAACACCGATGTCCCAAAACGTCTTGAGAGGTAACAGCGGGTCAGCAGATACAGCCCCTATGCGGCGCTCCGTCCTTGCCGCAGACAAGTGCCTTGCGTAGTAGGCCCCCTCCATCACGGTTACAAACTCACCCTCCCACACATGGGGATATGAGTCCGGCCGCTTTACGAAATCTTCCAGCCTTTCACGTTCAAGAACGTCCGGGAACCAAGGATTATCACGCCAGTTAAGTTCCACAATCTTCGCGTCATCCGGAGGGGACTCGCGGAAGCGTTTATGTGTCGCACTTTGCTTGCGCTCAGGGTTCCATGTTACCCATATTTCCGATTCATGCTCACGAACCGTTGGGATTGTCTTTCCCCATGCCGTTTCGGTAATCGGCTCGGCCTCATCGGCCCACAATATCAGGATACGGGCCTTTGATTTGATGCTGTCCAGGTGATGCCGCAGGCCGACAAAGTCAAACTCAACCCGCCTATCCTTGGTGCGAATGTATTTTTCGCCAACCTCATAGGACGCAGCAAGCCAAGGTTCAGACGCAATCGCCGCCTTGATTTCAGCCATGGATGATTCGTCCAAGCTGTTCATGTACTCACGAGCGCCTACGATTATCCCTGAGCGCCCTTCTTGTGCGTACATAAGCCCACGGACGGCGGCCATGGTGGCAAATGATCTGGTCTTACCCGAACCGCGTCCACCGTATGCGCCCCTGTAACGAGCCGGACCTGTAAAGACGGGAACCAGCTTTTCAGGCAATTCAATCTGAGGGGTCAACCGCTGGCCTTTGGCTGGACCGGCACAAGTTCAATACGCCCTGCTACTGAAATAGGGGCTTCCTCATCATCGCCGTGCAAAGCAACAGACGTGAGGTTAGGGAGCACCTTGTTAAGCAAACCAAGCCCTGCCGTAACTTGCGTTGAGGACATTTCGGTCCCGTCCGTCACATGCCGTATTAAGGCACTGAGAATGTTACTGTTTCTAATTTTATCCCGGTGCTCTTCTGTCATACGGAAGCCGGGCTGTCTGCCACGCCCGCGAGGGGTGGTTTCTTGCGCGAGTTCCTTGCCTTCCGGCGCGGATTGTTCGCTCATGTTGGTTATCCTTGTTTGTGAATGAGGTTCCCGTCTCAGGCCGCTATCGGAACGCTCTTTGGATAAGAAATGCCGGAAGGGCTGGCGTTGAGGGAGTGAGACGGGAATTTGTGCTATTTAGTGCAAAATATGTGTTGACAGCCGGGGGTGACTTGTGCGATATAGAACATATCAGCAGGACAACGGAGCGCGGCAATCCCGCCAGCGCCCAGAATTCAGGAGGCAGAAATGCTTGTTAAATTTGCAACCCTCGCAAACGGCGTGTTCATCGAGGTGACTGGTTCGCCAGAGTTCAAGGCTTCTGACCGTTGCTTCAGGTTTGATGCCAAGGGCAATGCTGAATATGCCTTGTTTGGAGACCTCGCAGGAAACAACCCCGCCCCACGTTGGTTCGGCCACGTTTTCAAGCAATCAGACTTCTTGTTTGCATAAGGGAGGGCGCAACAAAATGACCGGAATTTCATCAATCCTGCGCCCCAACTACCGCAGAGCCAGAGCGTTGGCGCTTGAAATTGAAGCCATTCAAAATCTAATTGAACAAGAAACAGATGAAAGCGCTCTTGAAGAATTTGAGGCCGAACTAAAGTATTTACAGTCAGAGTTTAGCAAAACTGGCGTCACATCTGAATATGAATTGTGACCTCGCGGAAATCCAATCAATTCGCATAACCAAGGGGCCTAACCAGCCCCGCCTAACCAAGGGAGACACGGAAATGACTGACTTCAGCTACTCAATCACCGAAAATATGTATGCGGTTTATGCCAACACAGACCAAGCTGCACTCGCTCTTTCCCAGATAATGGCCCAAAATCAAAACTCGATCAAATTTTTTAAACACGAATTTCAATCACTTAAGCGCCAAGTGCGGGCGGCGGGCTATTCTATATCAAGAGAAAAGCAGAGCAAAATGTCTGCCGATGAACTGCTTGCAGCGCTCAACGCATAACCAAGGGGCCTAACCAGCCCCGCCTAACCAAGGGAGAATGAAAGATGACACGGTTTATTTTTGACTCGAAAGACGAAACAATCCAGCAGAACGGGAACTCTATTGAAGTCTGCGGGTCTCATACGGGCCACGGAGTCCGCGCTGTTGCCTTCTGCGAGAACAGCGAGATTGCCTCGCAAATTGTTGCGGCCCTCAAACTTTGGCGCGATGAACGCGAAAAGGCGATTAAAGCCGCCTAACCCCTTAATGGAGAGAGAAGATGGAAAGAATGAG